GACTTTAGTATTGAGTATAACATCACGCTTACAATACTCTAGCATCTCTTCGCAGTACGCATCCCACGCACCGTCTGACTGACCATAGCTACCCTTGTTGTATCCTAAGCGATAGCCCCATGATTCTAGACCATGACCACCCTCACGAGTAGGCTTAAACAATCTAGACAGTACAAGTGTATCTACAATCTTCTTGTCAGATAAATCTATACCCTCTACTTTCTTGAGGGCAGGTAGGTCATAGCCAATGATGTTATGACCTATAAGTTTTGTTGCTGACTTCAGGAATAAGTAACCTGCTTCGAGCTGTGTATTGTCAAACGTAAACACATCGCCTGTGTCTACGTCTTGTGCAACAATACAATATATCTTAGTAGGTTCTAGTCCATCAGCCTCAATATCAAATACTATATTCATAGTTCATCTCCATCAAGTTCTGCATAGTGGTCATCGTTAGGTATCTCTGATAGCCTGCCTGTCTCTGTGTCGTACAGTAGACCGCAAGCCACACCAACATCACCAGTGTATCTAGACTTTAGTACACGAACTTTGGTGGTAGATGCCTCTATAATATCTTCTGATTGCTGATTACGCTCAAGAGATATAACTGCATCAGATAGCTGAGCAATCGACTGACTACCACGAAGATGTGATAGACCTGTCTCAATACCATTCTCATGTCCACGATTACCATCGACACGCCTCAAGTGAGACACCAGTATCATACCAACACCTGTCTCTTCTACAAGGGAGCGCAGTCGGTGCATGATACCGTCAATAGCTTTACGCTCATCACCATCTAGTGCTTGGAGTACAAGCATGTGTAGATGGTCAACGACAACCCATTTACAATCTAACCCCACAATCAAGTAGCGTAGCTTGCTGAAGATGTCTTCAAGATGATTGACACCGAGGTGTGCATGAATCCAAACACGACCATCGTTCTCATCCATGAATACTTTCTTGTAGGTTTCGAGAAGTTTCTCTTCGCCTATATCTTCTTTGACGCTGTTGAGGTGCAACTTAGCGTTAGCTTCGATAGACATAATACCCTCAGCTGTACGACTCCAGTTCTCCTCTAGTGCGACAATACCTACGTTGTCTTCGGTGTGGTTGATAAGCCAGTGTTCAATCTCTCTAGTAACACTAGACTTACCTAGACCAGTACCACCTGTCAGAGTGACCAACTCACCCTGTCGCATACCCTCAAGCTTTCTGTTCAAGCCATTCCACGGATATGGTATAGAGTCTTTCTTCTCTGTCTGTAGCTTGCGATAAGCATCGAGCTGAGTAGATAGATTCAATATGCCTGACGGTGTATACGTCTTGGCATCCCAGAAAGCACTGACGAATGCTGTATGCTTTCTAGCTTTGAGCATATCGTTAGGGTCTTTGTAACCCTCTGGTAGTGTCATAATCTTAGCCTTGTTGGGAGTAAGAAGCTTAGCTATTTCCTTAGCACCTTTCTTACCTGCATCGTCTGAGTCAAAGCATATAACTACAGTGTCAAACGATTCCAAAAACTCTAGGCTATTCTTAACATCACGAGCACCTCCTTGTGCTCCTGACTTGATAGATACTACAGACCATTTACTACCTAGCAGTTCGTATGCTGCCATAGCATCACACTCACCCTCGACTAGAGTAATAAACTTACCGCCTGATTTGAAGAGCTGTTCTCCGAACAACCCTGTTTCTTTGGAGTTACCCTGCCACACAAACTGTTTATCCTGTTTGCGTATCTTTGTGGCTACTTGTTCTCCGTTACTAAAGAAAGGATAGTGATGGCTTGTAACTTGACCACCGACTGTAGTAGTAGATTTAACGCCATACTTCTTGGCAGTCTCTAGGCTAATACCACGGTCTGTGAGTGCGTTAAAGCTAGCACCATCCTGCTTCGGTTGATACCTTGTAAAGTCCGTTACGGTATCTTGTTGCACTTCCGATGTGCCATATTGTTTAAAATAAGTATTGCAACTAAAGCAATACGCAGACCCGTCATCGTTCTTCGATACTGGGTCGCTACCTCCGCACTCGTGGCACGGTAGGTTATGTTTAACAAATGGCATAAGCACCTCTTAGTTAGTTTCTGGTTCTTCTTCCGTATCCTCTACGATTGCTTCGTCCGTGAGTTCAGCTTCAAACAGAGCTTTGATATGCGTAGCTCCTGCTTGCATTACCTGTATCTGTTTGTTTAGCTCTTTGATTTTTGTTACGCTATGCTGAATGAGTTGGAACAATCCCTGTCCCTGCTCACCCAACAACGACACATCATAAGATGTGCCATCGTCAGTTTTATATGTGTAATGCATTATAGTTCATCTCCCATGTCGTCCTCTACGTCAAACTCACCACCGTCAACTGAACCGACAGACACTAAGTCTAACACTTGCATTGCTTGGAAGTCTAAGCCCTTAAAGGTTTTGCCTTTCCATACTGACTCCCACTCCTTGTACTGAACCTTAACCTTAGAGCCATTACCTACACGCTCATCAATAGGGTTCTTCTGTCCGTCTACTAGCTTAGGTGCAGAGCGAACCATACCATTAGGTCCATTGACTTTACGCTTGATTACGATAGCTTTACCCTCGTCCATATCTTTTGTAGGGAAGCCACGCTTCTCAAAGTCACTAGCAGTATCATCATCAACAACTAGATTAACCGTGTATACGGGTTCATAAGTTGTATTCGGTGTTGTTACACTTGCCCAATAAGCTGTTCCTGTTACTATTGCCATATCATTTTCTCCATGTGGTTAAAAATTAAAAAGGTATTATACTGATTTAGATTGCTGTTGTCAAGCACTATTTTGGATAAACGTGAGTTATTTCTATTAGTGCTGACACAAGAGTAGCGCCTACAATTACATCAATAGACGCTCCCAAAGCATATAAACTAATGCACACTCCCGCTGTGGTTATCAACTATACTACTCCATTGTTTAAGTTTAGATAATTTACTTTCAACTGCTTCCTGTAAAGGTTCTTCTTCTAAGAAACCATACTCAAGAAGCAGGGAAACCATACATAGAACATCCCCTGCCTCCTGAAGTATATTATCTAGGTGCTTAATCTCATTACCGAACCTGATAATTTTACTGCAAGCCATGCTTAACTCCGAGCATTCTTCCATAGTTATTACTAGAAGCTCACGCTCTTGTGGTGTTAACTTGTCGCTAAGCATTATGCCGCCCTTGCAAAAGCTTTACGCACAATCTCTTGGCGGTTAGCTCTGACCGAAGCAATGTTTCGGTTAGATGCTTTGGTGTACGCACCTGAGTGAGTAGACCAATCTGTAAAGGCATTGTACAAAGCCCAACGATTCTGACCTAGACGTACTTTATATCTATGGAAAGCATCCCAGATATAAGCTACGTTCTTACCAGTGCCTCTGTTCCTGTCAACAACTGCTGATGGCGAGTGGTGCTGAGACTCTTCGATAAGCTTTGGTGAGCCTACGGCATGGCATATTTCTTTGAAAGCTTGGTCAGAACTAACGTACTCGCCCTGCATATAACTCCACAAGTCTCTTTCATTGCTGAATACATCTAGTGCTTTGACGATTAGGTTAGCACCATGCTCTACGTTGAGGCTCTTGGTGTGCTTAGCTTTATATACAGCTACCTCACCACTAATGAAGACCTGTAGATTTGTACAAGCAGACTGTATAGCTGCGGCACTAATCATAAACGGGAATGTGCCGTCAATAGAACTAGTAGCAAGTAGGCTGAGAGACGCTGTATCTCCATCTGGAGTCTCATAAGTATGAGCAGGTAGAGTATATTGGACAAAGCATCTAGCACCGTCATGCGAAGTTCTAATGGTTTCTTCGATGTCTCTGGTGTTTAAATCTGAACGCTCAATGATAGAACGTGTAGAGTCTATCATCTTTCTAGGTGCTACTGGTTGATAGCCATGACCATGAACTCCTAGCTCTTGACCTGTATCGGTGCGATAGATAACAGACTTAGAGCTTTGCTTGGTAGCTGTACCTGCTCCATCATTAACCCAACAGCTATAAGTCAATGGCGTTGAATGTATATTGAAATCTGCTGACCCATATCCCTTATCTCTAAGGGACTGGGTAGCACCGTAGTTCTGAAACATAGGTGTTATGTTAGACATTAGCTGACTCCTTCGATGCCGTTGATGTCTTTAATGTTGTTGAAGCTGATAGCTCTAGAGCCACTGTGCTGTAGATAGAAGCCCCACTTGTAGCAGTGTAAGATATTAAAGCACTTACCCTTGCTCATTTCGAAGCGGTTCTTAGAGCTTCTGCGTCTTACAATAAAAGACTTACCGAATAGTTTACCGTTTTTCTTACCGCTAAAAACGAGTGAATGTACTGCTGATGCTACAAAGTTAAACAAAGTTTCCATAGTGTTACGCCTCGTGTTTTAAGATTAAGTTTTCGTTTTGTGTCTGTTCAAATGCATACTGGTCGGCATAGCCATCTATATAATCTGGGTTGCCGTTGTAATCACAGGGTAGTCCATCAATACAATCTTGTACTCCTCTATCATATTCGCTCATTAGTTCTCTCCTTTGACATATTCTCTATATCCTTCTTCAACTATTATTCGAGCAATGATGTAAGCACCACCATGAAGTACACCCTCTGTGCTAGCTTCATCATAGCTATGACAATAGATATGTTTAGACGGCTTGCCTTCGTACAATAACTCTACCGACCATGATGGTAGCTTATCGGTTGTCGAGTTGTAGATAGTCATATTCTTCTGCCTCCGACTTATATCCTTCAAGTGCTTCTTTGGGTAGCATCGACAGCAGTTCATATATCGGTGCTAAGTCTTTGTTTTCTATATCTTTTTCAATCTGGTTGATAACATCTAATACTAAATCTTCCATAGTCTTATACCTCGTGCCATACATGGGTTTCGCTATTCTCATAGCCACCGATAATGTTATTCATGTTCTGTAATTCTTCAATTACATCTTGTTTACTGAAGCCTCTGTTGATAGCATTATCACCATAGACTTCTTCGAATACTGCTTCAATAAATTCTTTATTAGTCATAACTATATCTCCTGTACGTCTTTTATTTCACAATCAAACGAATCCCAAACCTCATAAGTCTTATCGTCATAATCACCTTGATAAACTTTATCTCTGGCTTCTTCGGGGCTTTTAGCCTCAACATCATAGCTATACTCTACTGTTTCAGTCATATAAACTCTAAATTTTTTCATAACTCTATTCTCCAATCAAATAAGTGTAGTGGACTTCGCTAACATGGTTAGCATCTTGCCACCTGTTAGATTTTGTAGCTAGATTCTCACACCATGAGTTCCATAGATTATCACAACCATAAGCATGACACAAATCTATATAGGTTCTGGTTCGTTGGTCGTTAGCTTCCATAGCTTTCAAAGTCTTAGGCTTTGGATTCAGCTTCAGAATCTTAGGGTCTACGTTGTACATCTTAATGTTATGAACGTCCATACAACCAACCATTCCTGCTATTAGCTGACAGCAGAACCCTGCTTTAGGTAAACCTAAGCCGTCAACTCTAAGGAAGATTGTCATCAGGCTGAAAGCCTTTTCGTCATAGCTCTTACCAGAGTTAAGGACTGCTTTGACTTGGGCAAACATCTTATGTTTATTCGACATAAGATATTCATAAGTCTTAATCTTGTTGCCCCAAAGAAACTTGGAGTCTAACTTGTTAGCTCTAACGTCAGCCATCTGCTCACCGACTGACAACCAGTTCTGTTGGATTGATAGAACTACCATGAGTACAGTATCTGCCATGTTGTTAGCATTACGCTGAGAGTATTCCTGAACCGCTTTACAGTGAGTGTTGAACATCGCCATCTCCTTTTGTGAAGAATAAATAATTAGTAAGTTCGTAAGAAACTTACTTACTAATTATTTATCTTCATTTTAATTATCTAATTGATTTAGTATTAAAACTTTCTACAGCTTCTTCGAAGGTTAAATCGTAATGTCCCCAGAATATCATACAGCCATCTTCAAAGCTAACATCATGGACTGCATAGCAGTTATCTTTAAGTCTAGGGCTTCGTATCATAGATATAACTACCTGCTTCTTATCACAATATCTAACAACATCAGCATCAATAGCTATATCTAAATGGTTTGAAACTTGCATAAGTCTATTCATTGTATTAACTCCTTACAGTGTATTTCATAATCTAAAGCTATGGGATAATCTTCTGAAATTTCACTATCTTGCAACCAATCCCAAACCATATCTTCGGCTTCTATATTACTATTAGCATCAACCATTATTGAGCCATTTTTAGAACCAGTGTAATATACTTTATACTTTTTCATAACTCTATTGCTCCTTTCTGAAGTAAGAACCTATTTGTACATCATCATAGCCTATTCGTTTCCAGTCATCAGCTATATCCATAGCTTGTTGTTTATTAGATAACTCTGGGCTTACTTCCATACCACCAACCCAAACTGTATAGACTTGTATATCACTTTCTAAAAACTTTTCCATAACTATATACCTCGCTCGTTGAATAGATTTATATTATACAGGACTTCCTTGTCCGAGTCAAACGAATTGACTATTTACATAGTCAAAGCGTCAAGGATTTTGTCAAGCTTTCTGTCGAGTATATCTACTCGTTTCTCAAGTTTCTGCATTTTCTTGTCGGAAGCCGTAGGCTTAGCAGTAGATTTAACTTCTGTCGCCTTCCCCTTCGGGGTAGATTTCTTCGAAGACTTAGCAGTCTTTTTAACTGTCGAAGCCTTTGGCTTCTTGATGAGAGACATGAATTGTGGTGGAACACAATCCCATTCAAACCACTCAGTGGCTTCGCCATGAGTCATATAGCTATCGCTATCCTTGTAGTGTTTGTTCAATATAGCATTGAACACTTTGGTTAAGCCATATCTCTCCGTAGGAGTCTTACTAGCTATATTAGCGAAATGACAAGCTACTCCGTAGACTTGACGTTGTGTTGCAATTTGATTGTTGTCGATTTTGCTGAAAGTTGCTGAAGCCATATTAGTTCTCCAAAATGTAAAAGTTGTTAGTTTCGTTAGAAACTTACTAACAACTTTTTCATTTGGAGAACTTAGTAGACCTTTAAAGACATTTTAAAGTCTTTAAAGGTCTAAAATTTGTTCAAAATTTATTATAAATAAATTTCGTGTGCGATAGAATTATGGGAGACTTTAAAAGTCTCAAGAGTGGATTTAAGCGAAGCTTAGAAATGCTTGTAAGTCGTTGAAATTTTTGGAGATTGCCAAGTAAAGCGTAGCTTTAAAGACTCGAAAATCTTTGCCCTAGTTTTGTAAACTAGAGAGTCTGTAAAATCTTTAGAGATTTTCAAGGGTGTGCGCTCGATAGATTCTTTAGAATCTCAGAAATTTTTGAAGTCTTGAGAGACTTCAAGGGGGTGGGCAAGTCGCCATAGGGGGTACTAGGGATATATACTCAATCTTATACATTTTTGGAGGGTGTAGCATGTAAACCAGACAGGTCCGCAGCTTCATAGGGCTTTAAAGGCAGGAGCTAAAAAGCGGGTACATAGATAAGCATGATAAGCCATGCTCCATCATCTATATATAACCCGGGGGGCTATATGTATATTATACACGTAGATTCGCAATCTGTCAAGAAATTTCTTCTTTTTTTGCCTTTCCCTTAGAAAGTGCTTGACAAACCTTAATATTACGGGTATACTATAGAGTATAACTATACTTTTATAGTTCGCATAGGTTCATGCGTGAAAAGAATCGTAGAAATCCGATTAGGAGATATACGATGACTAAAGAACTAGTATATATTTATAGAGGCGTAAAATACGTCAAAACAATACAGGCATAAATGGATGGCAGAGAAACAACTCACTACAAAGCAGCAATCATTTTTAGATAATCTTACTAGCTGTGGTGGTGATGTAAAGACAGCTGCCGAACTTGCAGGATATGCAGAAGGTACACACTACGCTGTAGTTAAAAGCCTCAAGTCTGAAATACTAGACATGGCTTCTAACATAATGGCACAGAACGCACCTAAAGCAGCTTCTAAGCTTGTTCAGATTATGGATAGCCCTGAACCAATACCCCAAGCTAACATGCGTATACAAGCAGCACAACAGCTTCTAGACCGTGTAGGCTTAGGCAAGACAGAACGAGTTGATGTCAATGTTAATACAGGTGGTGGTCTATTTATAATCCCTGCAAAACAAGAGGTGATTATAGATGGAGAATATGAGGAGAACGAGTAGCACTATACCGTTTGGTTACAAACTAAACGAAGACAACTCAGAGCTACTAGATGCAATACCCGAAGAGCTACAAGCTCTAGACAAAATACTACCACTAATAAAAGACAAGACATTGAGCCTACGAGAAGGCAGCCTGTGGTTGACACACAAAACAGGACGTTCAATATCGCACATGGGGCTAAAGAAAATTGCAGAAAGAAAATGATTGGGACATTAACCCCGACAAGTACCTCAAAGACGAGGACGGTAACTTTAAACTAAAACGTGACGGCACACCTCGCAAGAAGGGTGGCAGAGCTAAAGGTTCAAAGGGCAGAGGTTATAACTACCACTCAGAAACTAAAGCAAAGCTAGCTGCTAAAAAGAAAGTAAAAGAAAAACAAAAGAAATTAACAGCAGCACAAAAGAAAGTTGACAATTACAAGAAGTCTATAAACGCAACAAAAAAGACTCTCAGCAAACTCGAAAATGAGAACGCAGATAAACTCATAAGCGCCAACGAGTTGGATGACATCCCACAAGACTTGCAGTCTGAAGCACAAGCGGATGTTATCTTTGTGGCTAACGCAGGTCCTCAAGAGGATTTCTTGGCAGCCGGTGAAGTAGATGTATTATATGGTGGTGCTGCAGGGGGTGGTAAGTCATACGCAATGTTGATTGACCCCCTCCGTTTTGCACACAGAGGTGCACACAGAGCACTAATACTCAGACGCTCTATGCCAGAACTGCGAGAACTAATTGACAAAAGTCGGGAGCTGTACCCAAAAGCATTTCCCGGCTGTAAATACAAAGAAGTAGAAAAGCTTTGGAACTTCCCAAGCGGAGCTAAAGTAGAGTTTGGATTCTTGGAGCGTGACGCAGATGTATATCGCTATCAAGGTCAAGCATACAGTTGGATAGGCTTTGATGAGATTACGCACCTACCCACAGAGTTTGCTTGGAACTATCTAGGTTCACGACTACGTACTACAGACCCTGAGATTGAGCCGTACATGCGTTGTACAGCAAACCCCGGTGGTGCAGGAGCTAACTGGGTTAAGAAGCGTTACATTGACCCTGCAGTCCCTAGAGACAGCTTTAGAGGTGCTGACGGGCTAACAAGAAAGTTTATACCTGCTAGGTTACAGGATAACCCATATTTAGCACAAGACGGTAGATACGAACAAATGCTAGAGGCACTGCCGCCTGTACAGCGTCAACAATTACTTGACGGTAACTGGGACGTAGCGGAAGGTGCAGCATTTGTAGAGTTTAATCCGTTTGACCATGTAGTTACACCTTTTGAGATTCCATTAGGTTGGGAACGAATTAAGGGCATTGACTACGGTTATGCATCAGAAAGTGCATGTGTATGGGGAGCAGTTGACCCTAGTGACGGTACATTGATTATATACAGAGAATTGTATCAAAAAGGTTTATTGGGCACAGACCTTGCCGGAATGTTGACCGAGATGGAATACGAAGACCCCTTCTCAGTCCCCGGAGTGCTCGATACAGCGTGTTGGAACAGGACTGGTACTACAGGTCCAACTGTTGGCGAAACGCTTCTAAGAGCAGGACATAAGCTCAGAAGAGCAGACAAGAATAGAATACAAGGTAAAATACAGATTCACGAATACTTGAAGCTTCAACAAAGCGGTAGACCACGATTACAAATATTTAATACATGTCCTAACCTGATACGTGAGCTTCAAAGTATTCCTGTAGACAAAAGCAAACCAGAAGACGTTGATACACACGCATCTGACCACGCATACGATGCACTACGTTACTTGATAATGTCAAGACCAAGAATCAACGATACAATACAACAACTAAGACAGTTCAGAAGAGAAGCATCATTTAGTCCTTCTGACTCAACTTTCGGATACTAACATGGCAAAAAGACAAAAATATAATAACGGTTCTTTAGTAGCTCGAAAAGAGTTTAAAGATGTTGGAAGTATTGAAGGAAATCTTGCAGGCAATCAAAACTTTCAGCAAGCTTCAGTGTCAGGCAATATAAAAAAAGGCGATACGTCTTTTACTGCAAATCTTTATAAAGATAGCATGGGCAACAAAGCTACAAACTATAGTTTAGAAAAACAATTAAAAAATCAATCATCTATTGGACTAAAAGTTAGAAAAGCTCCTGAAATAGAATACAATAAAAAAATAGGTGGTGGGTTTAACTTAAAAATTACAGCAGGCAAAAGAGGTGGAGTAATGTCCATTTCAAAACCTTTATAAAGGAAAGTACATGAACGAAGAAGAATTGATGGACACAGCTAACGAAATATACTTCGAGCCTGAAGAAACAGCAGGTGGCATGGAGCTAGACCTTGCGGAAG